GCAACGGACTTTTAATCCGTGGGTTGTAGGTTCGAAACCTACTGGGGGCACTCAGTGAAAAACTGAACATGGCGGGGTGCCGGAGTGGACTAACGGAGCTGTCTTGAAAACAGTCGCACCGGAAGGTGCCCAGGGTTCGAATCCCTGTCCCGCCGCCAACTGAATACATGGTCCTATAACGTCTTTGCTTTCTTTCAATACTCTGCTACTATGGCAGTAGTTATTGAAACTAATATCAATGGAAGGGGGAAGCGGTATGCTGAGTACGCTTACTTACGCGGTGCGTGTTGAGGTATCTCCTGACCAGTCTCGGGTGCTCTCTGACACGTGCGCCGCCTACCTCGACTGTTGCAACATGGTCAGTAAGACGGCGTGGGAGCACAAGATGCTCAGCCAGAAAGCGCTTCACCAGCTTGTTTACCGCAGGCTACGTGACGAGTGCCATGTGGGCGCGCAGATGGCATGTTCTTCCATGAACCGCGTCATCGGGAACTATCGGACCATCAAAGAGATGCACGGTAGTCCGTGGGCGACCAGCCAACCGGAATATCATTCCCCCGGCTATGACCTTGTATGGAACAGGGACTACAGCATCCTTAAAGACGGGCGATTGAGCGTGAATACTCTTGAAGGGCGAATCAAAGTCCCCGTTGACTGGACTCATATGCCCGAGCCATACCGCCGCGGCAAGTTCGGTACGGCCCGACTGCTGAACCGGAACGGAAAATGGTTCCTACTCATTCCCAGCACCGTGGAACTACCCGAACCATCCCGACCGCAGCAAGTCGTCGGAGTGGACATGGGGGTCCGTTTCCTGGCCACCAGCTACGACAGTGACGGGAGCGCCGTTTTCTATGACGGGAAGGAGGTAAAAAGCAAGCGCGAGCATTACAAGAGGCTACGCGCCTCCCTACAAAAGAGGGGGACGCGCAGCGCAAGACGCAGGCTCAGGAACATCGGCAAGAGAGAAAACCGTTGGATGAGAGACGTGAATCATCAAGTCTCAAAGGCACTCGTCAGCCGACAGTCCAAGCCCACGCTCTTCGCGTTGGAAAACCTTGAAGGTGTTCGTCATGCAACCGAAAAAGTCCGCGTTCAAGACAGGTATGTGCAGGTCAGTTGGGCGTTTTACCAGCTCCGCCAGATGATCGAATACAAGGCCAAGAAAGCCGGGCATTCCGTCATTGCGGTTGACCCGCGTTACACGAGCCAGACCTGCCCGAAATGCGGCACAGTACGCAAGGCGAACAGGGATAAGCGGTTGCACGAATACCACTGCTCGAACTGTGGCTACAGGTCTAATGATGATCGTGTGGCCGCGATGAATATTCAACGGCTCGGGTATCAGAGTCTCGTTGAATCCCAGTCGGACAAGGTCTGACTTGGGCGGGGTGCAGTCAACCACCCCAGATGTTCCGCCAGCCCAGCAATGGGTAATAAAAGCGGGAGAGAAGCCGACGTTGATCGGCCCCTCGTTTACCGCCGGGCAGGGACAAGCTGCGACGCTCAGCCGTCGTTGCAGTTGACTCTGGAGACCCGAGTTCGATTCTCGGTAGGACTACTCCGATCCGGTGTAGCTCAACGGACAGAGCGGGGGACTTCTAATCCCAAGGTTGCAGGTTCGAGCCCTGTCACCGGAACTCCAACAACTAAATACCTACCAGGGGTCAGTGAGCCGAATTGGTGAAGGCACCCGACTGTAAATCGGGCACATCAGAAACGTTGCAGGTTCGAGTCCTGCCTGACCCACTGGTGGAGCGAAGACGCGAATGTGTGAGTTACTTCTTTGCATAGAAAACACATCCTGGGAGTAGACCCAGGGCCATTTGCTCGCGCAGCCTTTTAGCTTCACTCCACCCCTCCATCTCGGATGGTGTAATGGCAGCACACCGGATTTTGGTTCCGGGCATCTAGGTTCGAGTCCTAGTCCGAGAGCGAACTGCGGGCGTGTCCCTGTCGAGAAGATAGTGACGCGCCCGCAGCATTACCCAGATCGAAAGGAAACAAGCCATGACTGCTGGCGAGCGTAAGGCCGCAGCCAACAAGCGCCGACGCGCATTCCACATCTCCACCATGAGCGCTCTGTCTACCCTCTGTGCGGGCGTATTCGCAGCCCTCGGGTTCATTGGCCTGATCGGCCCCTCCCAGTGGGCTATCAGCCGACAGGAAGCCATTCTCGGAAAGGTCTTCACCGGCTGGCTGACAACCGTCAACATGCCCGCCGCAGGGTGGGGGAGCGAGACCGTGTCCGTCTCCTCCTACACGGGCGATACCGCCCACCTGACCACAGGGGAGATGGCCCCCGTCTCGGACCTGACCCTCACGGCACCGCTCTCGGCGACAGCTGAGCACGCCGTCTTCATGAATACCCTCACCGCAGCGCTCCTCGCTGCACTCCTACTCCTCGTGGCCGTTGCTATGTGGCCGTCCTACGTCACCGACCCTGCGCAGCTCGAAACAAACCTGACGGGAGCGTTCGAGTGGCCCACTCCCGCGACGAGCGAGAAGCAGCGCCAGAAGGCCCGCGAGCGTCGCCAGCAGCGGCTAGAAGAGTTCGCCGCAGCCCACACAGAAGCCGATGACCTCGACGCTGAACACCAGACCGACACAACCCAGAACGACGCGCAGGAACACTCCGCAGGTACCGAGTTTCTAGCCGCCCGCCTCATGGAAGGAACCCGCCATGAGTGAACCTCTCATCGTCGCTTTCGCCGCGGCCCTCGTCGCGTCCGCAGCCTTCATGGTCGCCACCGTCGTCCTCATGGGTGACACGGCCTTCAAGCGCAGCGCAGACACCCTCAGCGCCACGCTCACAGTCGCCCTCATCAGCGCCGCCTTCGCCTACCCGATCTTCACCCCCGCCACCTACCAGGTGCCCGACGTGATCCACGCCTGGGTGAACTTCGGCCTCGCAGCACTCGCGCTACTCCTGATGATGGTCACGGTGTGGAACATGTTCCGCCGCTACCCCGACGTGCCCCTCACGATCCACTGGAGCGCATGGGCCATCAACGGGATCCTCGGGTATGCCCTCTGCGGCTTCATCCCCACCATCCACTTCATCCACGCGATCAGCCCGTGGGCCTGAAAGGAACGCCATCATGAACAAGCGCAAGCAGTCAATAGGTAGCATCGCAATCGCGATTGTTGGCATTGTCTTTGTTGCAGTTTTCCTGCTTTATTCGTACAGCATTGTCCATTCATCAGATGGGGGCAAGCCCGTCACCGACATGAACACTAGCGTCGTCGCTGATGGAACTCTCAGCGATCTCGACAAGCTGACCGTCAACGACAACCCCACGCCGCCTGAGAAGTACAACCGGGTGGATCAGTTCGGCCCCGCATGGAAGGATGTGGACCATAACGGCTGCGACACGAGGAACGACATCCTCGCCCGCGACCTCAAAACCATCAGCGACCGACGTAACTCCTGCGTCATCACCGCCGGCCAACTCGCAGACCCCTACTCCGGGAAGTGGATCGACTTCCGCAAGAAGGACGCATCAAAGGTTCAGATCGACCATGTTGTCGCCCTCGAGAACGCCTGGCAGTCCGGCGCATACAACCTCACCCAGGAAGATCGTGAAGCTCTCGCCAACGACCCCGACAACCTCCTGGCCGTCAACGGCCACGACAACATGGCCAAGGGCTCCAAGAGCGCAGACCAGTGGATGCCACCCAACACCGCATACGCCTGCACCTACGCCTCTAAGCAGGTCCAAATCAAGAACCGCTACGCTCTCACAGTGACCACACCGGAAAAGCAGGCCCTCGCCGACGCGCTGGCAACCTGCACCACCAACTGAAAGGAACTATGCCAGTGGCTTTTACGTCAAAGGATGTGCGCCCCGTCTTCGAGGCTAAAATGGGGCCGACTCGCAGGTTCGTCGTTAAAGGCGGTGTGGTGTTCGCTGTCCTCGACTCGGGTGAGCCAGTGTTTGGCTTCGTCGTTTCTGCTGCTCCCCCTCGTGTGGAGCCGTGCGTGAGGCTCAGCAGCCACTCAGTTCCTCTGAGCGTGGTGCCGCCCCAGTGGTTCGCGAACGCAGTAGACGAGTACGTCCCCAGCGTGGTGGACGACACGCAGTGGAACTACTGGGCTACGCTCGTCATAGCCAGTAAGACCCTCGGCAGTAACAGTGGGCGCATCCAACTCGATGAGCATCACCCGTTCGCGCAACACACGGGAGTCGCGATCCTCACCGTGCACGGGAATCAAGTTGAAGCTGCGAATCAGCGTGGGGATCGGGTGGGTGTCTACACGAAGCCCGGCATCATGCACGCCCTCACCTCCCAACCAGGGAAGATTTTCCTCTGGTCCTAATCGCGGCCACACCGGAAGGAATGAAACATGCCTTTTACACCAAGGGACGAAGGCTACGTGCCTCCGCATCTCCCTACCATCAAACGCGAAGTTAATAAGTTGATGGATGGCGTGAAGCGAGTCGGAGCGAAACAGACAAACGTATTCGTTAGCGCAACATCAGGCTACCTAATCGGCAACATCACTAGGGGAGCGTGGGTGGGAAGGCTTACCCCTGTGGAACGATGTCCCGCAATGGATGTGGTTCCCCCTAAGTGGTTTGCTCGCAGCGTCGAAAAGGCCTTGCGGGTAGGTGCGCCGCAACAGGTCGCCTACGGGCATACCCTTCTCGTATTAGCTGAAGCTACATACCAGGGGAGCGGCTGCATTACCCTCTCCGACAATCATCCCCTAGCTGTCGGAGCTGACGGTCAGCCAGCAATCGCACAGTTCTGCCTAGATTACGGAACAGTGCGGGCATATGATCGCCACGGCAACATCATCGGACGACCAATCGGGAAGAACCGCCTAGCGCAGATCCTCACCACAAACCTGGGTGAGATCGCATTCATGGAATGAAGCCTGACCCACCCCCTCATTCTCATCACGAGCGGCACCTCCCCTCTGAGCACATCAAGGGAGGTGCCGCCCCATGTCGCCACATACAAGGAATCAACTGAAAGGAACAGTAATCATGACACCAAAACGAAAGCGCCCCACCGACCTCACCCGCGACACGGTCCATGCACAGAAAGACCTCGCTCGCGTCCTGCGCGCCTGGGCTGACGACCTCGAGAAGGGTGGTACAGACATGGATGCCCTCGCGCGGAGAGGGGAGCTTGCTGCGTGGGCGCAGAGGCGCGCGGAGCGCCAGATGCGGCATGTGAGCGCGTCGTTTGAGCGCGTGATCGCGTGCGCATCCTTGGCTGATCGTCGAGGCGTTACTGGTGGCCGGTGAGGCTACGACGCGGAGGCCCTGGGGCTGCTGGTTAGCAGTTCTGGGGTTTTCTTCAACCCTAAACTACGTGTGATCTACTTAACCAATTAGGTGGATGTTAGCGCTTGCGGACAAACTAACCCACAAGCTACGATCAAACCCATAACCCAGTCACACGAGAAGGAGACACCCCCATGACCACCGACACCACCATCAACTACACCAGACTCGCCGACACTGCGGCCGAAACCTACACGACCTCCCGAGATGCGCGCTCCCGCGCCGCCGCCAACCTCGCC